TGGCTGGTTTGCATCTAGCTGGAGGCCACTTTTAATGTATGTGTTAATATTTATATTAGTATGGAATTACGTATTAGGACCAGTAATATTATTTTTCTTTAAGGCATCTATCACCATAACTTTACCAGGAGATGTTTGGACACTTCTTCAAATAGGTTTAGGAGGTTATGTTGTAGGAAGATCAGCTGAGTCTGTTGCAAGAACAATGGCAAATAGACCTCAATCAAAAGATCAAGAAAATGGATAATGATAGATTACGAAAGCTATAAATTCATAAAAAATTATATGAAAAAGACAATAGATCGTCTTAAAGATGGATTAGTGTACAGTGTAGACACCATGGAAGAAGTTAAGTATACTAGGGGACAAATTCATGCTTTAGAAAGCATGCTACAGGATCTCACTGACCTGCAGAAAAAACAGGAGCTATTTGATGACGATAAAGACACAAAGTCAGGAAGTGCCCAAACATAAAGAAGGGCTTTTAGATTCTTATAAAGAAAAAGAAACATCTGTAATTTCACCAGAAAATTTTCAAGAATCAGCACTAGATCAATTACCTAATCCTACAGGATATAGAATATTGGTTTTAATACATGCTGGTGCTAGAAAAACAAAAGGTGGCATTCATCTCACAGAAAATACGTTAGATACAATTCAGATGACATCTGTATGTGGCTACGTATTAAAAATGGGAGATCTTTGCTACAAAGATAAAAAAAAATTTCCGAGTGGACCATGGTGTAAACCAAGAGAGTGGGTTATGTTTGGTCGATATGCGGGAGCAAGATTCAAAATAGAAGGAGGAGAAATCAGAATTCTTAATGATGATGAAATCATTAGTACAATTAAGAATCCTGAATCTATTTTGCAACTGTACTAAAAAGGAGTATGTATGGCTGAAGAAGCAAAACGTCAGCCAGATGTTGAATTAGACACTGATGACGTAAAAGAGACAACCATACAACTTGAAGAAAAGAAGGAAGAGAAAAACGAAAGACCAAATCTAAATCTAGGAGAAGTAGATTTAGGATATGCAGATCATGATCAAGATAAAAAAGAAAAAATTGATATATCTGTAGAAGAAAAAGAAGAACCAAAAGCAGTAAAAGAAACCAAACCTGCTGATCAAGAAGATTTATCTTCTTTCAGTGATGCTGTTCAAAAAAGAATAGATAAACTTACTCGTAAAATGCGTGAAGCAGAAAGACGAGAACAGGCAGCTCTTGAATATGCTCAAGGTTTACAAAAAAAATATACTGACGCTCAAAAAAAATATCAAGAAATAGATGATAGTTATATTAAACAATATGAAGCTAGAATAGATGCTGAAAAAGATACTGTTAAGAAAAAATTAAAAGAGGCAATAGAGGCTCAAGATGCAGAAGCAATTATATCTGCTAACGAGGAACTTTCTAGATTAATTGTAGAAAAAGAAAGAGCTAAAATATCTATAGCTGCAAAAGAAAAACAGAAAAAAGAATCTGAACAGAAGGATAAGGAAGTTCAAAATGTTGAACAAAATCAACAAATTGATAGAAAAACAGTAGCTCCAAGTGCTAAAGCTAAAAAGTGGGCTGAAGAGAACACTTGGTTTGGAAACGATGAATACATGACTAATACAGCGTTTCAAGTTCATGAAAAACTACAAAGTGAGGGGTTTGACCTGGACAGTGACGAGTATTATAATGAAATCAACAAACAAATGAAGGAAATATATCCTCATAAGTTTGCTGAAGATAAACAAGAACAGAAAAAACCCGTCCAAACTGTTGCCTCTGCAAATAGAGGAAAAGCCGGACGCAGAACTGTGAGACTCACCAAGTCACAGGTTGCTATTGCAAAAAAATTAGGGGTGCCACTAGAAGAATACGCAAAATACGTGAAGGAGGCAAATTAGTATGAGCGAAGAAATAAAAAAGACTTCACGCAACTCAGAGTTGAGGTCTAACGACAAAAGAAAAACTCAATGGGTTCTACCATCTAACTTAGATGCACCACCTGCGCCTGAAGGTTTTAAACACCGATGGCTTAGAGCAGAGGCAGGAGGTTTCGTAGACAGTGCAAACATGTCTAAGAAACTTAGAGAAGGTTATGAACTAGTTAGGGCTGAAGAATTAAAAGATCTAATTGGTGATAACGACTATCCTGTGATTTCTGAAGGTAAACATCAGGGGATAATTGGAGTTGGAGGCCTTGTGCTGGCAAGGATACCGATAGAGATTATAAAACAGCGAGCTGCTTACTTTAATAAAAAAAGTTCGGAGCAAATTAAAGCTGTAGATAATGATCTTATGAAGGAACAGCGTCCAGGAATGCCGATTAATATTAATCGACAGTCCCGTGTAACTTTTGGTGGTAACAAGAAATAATTTTTTTGTAAAACCATCCAAATAAATATAAACTATAAAATGGAGTATAAAAAAAATGGCTAATACACTCGAACGATTTGGTTTACGACCAAGTCGACAACTGAATGGTAGCCCATTTATTAACGCACAAAATAGGTATAGAATTGCTTCTGGCAACTCAACTAGTATTTTTCAAGGAGACTTGGTAAAGCCACTTACTTCTGGGCAAATATCTAGACATATAGCTGGAAGTGGTGACCCTGTCATAGGCGTTTTTAATGGTTGTTTTTATACAGATCCAACAACTCAAAAACCAACATTTAGTAATTTCTATCCACAATCCACAAATGCATCAGACATTGTTGCATTCGTAATTGATGGACCAGATACAGTATTTGAAATAAATGCTGATGAAGTTTTTGCGGTTGCTGATTTGTTTAAAAACTATTCAGTAAATAATGCTACTGGAAACACTAAAACGGGTATATCTGTAGTACAATTAGATGTATCTGAATCCAGTACAGTGGGAACTTTTGTGGTTCAAGCAATTGATATATCACAAGATCCAAATAACAACGACGTAGCGACATCGAACGCGAATATTATGGTTAGAATTAATAACCACTTTTATCGCCAAGGTGGAACAGGTCTATAATAGGAGAATAAATTATGGCTATTTCACGATCACAGCTAGTAAAAGAACTAGAGCCAGGATTGAATGCACTATTCGGCCTGGAATATAGTAGATACGAGAATGAGCACGCTGAAATCTATATAACTGAAACTTCTGACAGAGCATTTGAAGAAGAAGTGATGTTATCAGGTTTTAATGGTGCTGAAGTTAAACAAGAAGGTGCCCCAGTGGTATTTGATCAAGCCTCTGAAGCATACACTTCAAGATACACTCATGAAACAATCGCGTTAGCGTTTTCAATCACTGAGGAAGCTATTGAAGATAACCTTTATGATAGACTTGCATCTCGTTATACAAGAGCGTTGGCTAGATCAATGGCTAACACTAAACAAGTTAAAGCAGCAGCTGTATTAAACAATGCTTTTGATCCAGCATTTACAGGTGGAGATGGAAAAGAGCTTTGTGCTACTGATCACCCTCTGTCAAATGGTGGTACATTTTCAAATGAGCTTGCAACTGCAGCTGATCTTAACGAAACGTCATTAGAGCAATCTTTAATTGACATTGCATCGTTTGTTGACGAAAGAGGATTAAAAATCGCTATTCAAGGTAGAAAATTGATAATTCCAAAAGAATTACAATTTACTGCTGAAAGAGTGATGAAGACACCTTTAAGAGTCGGAACATCTGATAATGACATTAATGCAATCAAGAATATGGGAATGATTCCAGAAGGTTATAGAGTTAATCACTTCTTAACTGACACTGATGCATTCTTTATTATGACTGATGCTCCAAATGGTCTAAAACACTTTGTAAGATCGCCAATTAAAACTGCGATTGAAGGTGATTTTGATACAGGTAACGTTAGATTCAAAGCTAGAGAGAGATACGTATTCGGATTCTCTGACCCTAGAGGAATCTTCGGATCACCAGGGGCTTAATACATTAAATTAAGTAGTTCAATAAAAGGGGTTTGTGTTTACACAGACCCCTTTTTCTTTTATAATCATTTCACTATACATTAACTTCTAATCTAGACGCGTATAGTCGACGGCCTAGAGACTAGATTGGAATAACTAGGAGAATATAACTATGGCAACAACATCATTCCAAGGGATCGTAAGATCGTATGGAGGACAAGACAAATCAATAACAACACCAGGTGTTGTAGTACTATCTGAAGTAATTTCATTTAATGCTGCAGCAACAGCGGCTAGTGCAACAGCAGTTAGAATTGGTACATCAGCAACAACTGGTGCCACATTCGTTTTACCAAAAGGTGCTATACCAATTTCTTTTACAGTGGTTGTGCCATCTTCAGGTGCAGGTTCAACTGTAGATATTGGAACAACAGGTGACGTTGATGGTTTTTTTAATGAAGTAGCATCAGTTACAAAAGGATCAATCAAAGGTGCAGATGGAGACTTAGTGGTAGCAGCTGGTCTTACAGCTAATGCAACTGTAGCAGCTTCTGTTGGAGCAACTGCTGGAACTGGAACAGTTACAGGAGTATTCACATATACAATTGCGGATAATGCTCAACCAGGCGAATCACAGTCGCTATAATAAATTAATTTAAGGAGCTCGAAAGGGCTCCTTAAAATATTAAGGAGTAAAAATGAAATCAGATGTAAAACCAGTCATATGTGCAAGCACTGAATCTAATAAAATTTTGTTTGCTGGTCCTACGAGATTAAGAGGGTTTATGATTCAATCCACTGGTAGTTCTGGAACAGCTATTATTAACGGATTAGCAAATTCAACAACTGTTAGTTCATCAGCTAATACACAAGTACATATTGCGGTATCTGTGGGTGCAGGTGGAACAGAAACATTAAATATACCAGAGGATGGTGTTTTATATGCACAACGAAATGGTACAGGTATTATTGATGGTATTGGGGTTACTGCTAACACAAGTGCATTAAATGTAACTTTATTTATAGATAAATAATGATTCAAGAAGAAGTTCTTGATTACCAAGAATCAGTATTACAACTTGTTTCAGGAATGAAACGCGGCGGTGATGTAATGCCCGCTAGAAACAAAAAAAATTTTAGACCTACGGAAAAGGGTGCTGGAATGACTCGCGCGGGCGTGCAGGCGTACAGGAGAGCAAATCCAGGTTCTAAATTATCAACAGCGGTCACTGGTAAAGTGAAACCAGGATCAAAAGCTGCCAAAAGAAGAAAGTCATACTGTGCAAGAAGTGCAGGTCAAATGAAAATGTTTCCAGCAGCAGCTAGAGATCCTAATTCTAGATTACGTCAAGCTAGACGTAGATGGAAATGTTAGTTAATGTTCCATTTAAAGATGGAAAAAAATAATTTATTAGTTCATAGACATTTAATCGTAAGAGCAGAAGCACACAATCCACCAATGGAAGAAAATTATTTGCGGTGGTGGTTTGAAAAATTTATTAAAGATATAGGTATGAAAGTAATGATGGGTCCATACATTAAATACTGTAACATGAAAGGGAATAGAGGAATAACTGGTGCAGCGATAATAGAAACATCACATATTGTAATGCACGTTTGGGACGAACCTAATCCTGCTGTAATACAATTTGATGTATATTCTTGTGGTGAACTTGATCCACAAAATATATGTAAAAATATAGAAAAAGATTTTGATACAACTAAAATAGAATATAAATTTTTAGACAGAGAACACAATTTACAAGAAATATACAAAATTGGTTTTAATAATTCAGATCATCATAATTATGATGAGCTTGGCTATTGACAATGATTTACTAACACTTATATTATGTTGCAGTGCAACATAAAAAGGAGAATAATATGTTTACATATAATCAAGTAAAAGAATTTTGGAGTAATTACTTCAAAAACGCAGAACAGTTCATTAAAGACTGGCAAAAAGATATCTTAGAAACTTTAAAAAAGTAAAATTTGATTGATATAGCAAGTAGTTGTATACTACTTGCTATATGGCATATTTAAATGCTAACATACCTCCAATTTACTGTAATGTTAGAAGGGAGTATTTATATGACCTTACAAAACATAAGGGAGAAGCTGAAGAGTGTGTGGTCATTGCTTTTGCGAGCATTCCAGGCCGTGCACCATTGTTTCACTGTTTACTTACAAATGGTGCGATATATTGGAGACTCCCTATCTCTGCTTTTTTTCAAAGATCATTTAGCCGTGGTGAGGGTGATGGACAAGTTCGAGATCAAAGCCTCGAACATCTTCAGCTATGGAATTCATTTA